TACCTTGAAACCTGGATACCATTTACTAATTATCTCTACTTCTTTCGGAGTAATTGGCTCGCCTTTATGATATCTACGCATTGCATCGCGGGCAAGCACCGTGTCTTTTCGCAATGTATTAGGCCCGCCCCCGTATAGTCTGTTACCAGCAGAGACACTAGCATCAAAATGTTTTGCTGCGTTTGTTGGTGTGGGAGAATAACCGCTCTCTGGCTTTTTATTCCAAGCAGTAATCTCGTCGCCTCCTCTTTTCTGAACGGCTCTAAGTGCTTTTCTGCCGGCATCGGTGTTTCCAAGTTCGTCTAGTCTACCTTCCGCCACACCTTGTTGTGTTCTATCTATCAACATTGCTAATAGTTTTTCAGCAACTTCTTCAGGGTGATCTTCGTATGCTCTACCTAAATCATATTGTAGCTCATCAAATTCTTTTTGGATATAACGTCCAACCGGATGTGTCATAGTATCACCAGCATCTACAATTTTTAAAATAGCATCACTATTAAATTCTGGACTGTTTACTACTTTTCCAACTTTTTGCAATAATGCATTATTATCAACACTAGGACTCATTCTTGATATCAAACGATCACGTGGAGTATTTGTCATCTCGCGGCCTGTGTTTTCCGCCACACTTTTTTTAATTTTTTTAGTTTCGTTCATTGTTGTCATATCTTGTTCTTCCTTAGGCTCTTTATTAGCCAAATATTGAAAATCATTTTTATCTAGATTGGTCTTTGCAATATCACGAGTATCAAAACGTAATAATCTTCGCATTGCAAAAAATCTCATTTCTTTTAAGAAATTGTACCATAATTGTTTAGCGGGATCATCTTGATTTTCTGTAATACCTTGACTATAGTAAACTTTTAAACTACCTAACTCGTTAAGGCTAATGCTAACACGACCTAGGTTTATATTTTCTTTTACAAAGTCAAAGTCAAAAAAACGTGCTTCTGCTGGATCAATAGTTACTGCGCCAGTTTCATCGCCCATTTCAAGATTACTGAAACGGCTGCGAACTTTGTCAAACAGATCTTGGGAAATAATTTGTATGGATTTCATATTCTATATTTATACATTAATAGGTACTAATGTAAATAGGCATAGGTAAATCGTGCTCTTCCATACCCGTATGATCGCGCATTTTATCATAAATGCTAGGATCCCAGTCCTGTAATAACATAATCATACGCATAGCTAACAATAAAGCCGATACTAAATCGTCGTGTTGACCCACTTTTGCCTTAAATGTAATACCCTGTGCTACAAAAGTTTTTAACTCACTAACCAATGTTTTACTGTTTACTTTGATTTTTCTACTTTCAATTAGCTGTTTAAGTTTGGCACAAGCTGAGATTTTTGCTGCATGAGTGGTGTTAAATCCTTTACGGAATCGACGTACATGACCTTTCTTTATAGGCTCGCTTAAAAATAATCCGGGTAAAGTTTCTTCACCTAATTCATTTATAGCCACTAATGCAGCTTCACCCAACGTATTATTTTCTACACTATAATAGATGCTAGGTGTTACTCCTGCCTCTTGACATTTTTCATCAATATGCTTTAAAAGATCTCTTAATATTCTTGCCTGTGCTTGTACAGGAGTCATATTGTGATGCCACTCGCAAACTTGTTCCATACTAGGTACTTCCATAATTTCTATAGCAGCATAATCGCCACCTGTGCCTAGACTAGGATCTAAACTAACAATGTAAGTACTAAGTGGGTTTATAGTTTTATACCAACGAGCCTGTCCCATCTTCATGATAGGTTCGATACCTTCCATATCTGATAGACTAATACTATTAATTAAGGTCTCGTCAAAGATCAAGAATTTACATTCGTGTTCTCGATCAAATCTTTCTATACCTACTCGACTACGTTCTTCATTGGCCCATTTTTCATCTCTATCCGGATGTTCATTCCAAATTGCAATACAGGGGAAGAATCCATTACGACCTAGTACTGTTGAGTTTCCGTGCTCGTCAAATCTTTTATTTGCTTCATTCCAAATTTGTGCAAATTGATCTTCATCACTGTTAGGAGTTGATGTAATAATAGCCTTACCACCTGTGGCTAATGTTGGGGATATGGATGTCCAAAACTCTACAGCAATATTTGGTTCAACGTAGGCAAACTCATCACAATATAACAATGATACAGACATACCACGACCTGTTGTTTCTGTAGTTGTTTGTGCTACAATGCGTGAACCATTGTCAAACTCTATGCTTTGTTTATTATAACTAGTGACACCTGCTCGTAAAAAATCAGGACAAGTTTCGTAGGCATAACGTAGACGCTGCATAATTTCTTGTGCGCCTGTATATTTGTGTGCAGAAATTAGAATGGTACTATCTGGTATAAACATAGCATACCATAAAAGATATCCCACTGCTGTAGTAGTTTTACCCATCTGACGACCTAGCATATTCACACTAAATCTATTTCCGTGATAGCTATCTAATAATCTTTTTTGGTATATAAAAGGTTTATATTGTATTTTACCTTTAGTAGGATGTTGTATAAAGAAAAAGTTTTCTAAAAAATATTGTGGACCAGTTACTGGATCATTGCACTTCAACATATGCTCAATATCTTCTTCACTCCACCGTTGAGTAGAATGTGCTTTTTTAATTAGATTGCTATCGAGATTTTTAGTTGCCATACTTCTATTTAATGAAAAAAATAGCCTCCGAAGAGGCTATTTGGATTACTTCCTAAAAGTTTTATTTCTTTGTTATAGAGTTATCGTTACTTCTTGGTAAGTAACTTAGTTGATCTGGATATTCATTGTGTTTTCGCTGATAAACTTTTTGTATTCGGCCATTAGTGATTCAAATGCTGTTGCATTAGCATTAGCATTAGGTTGCATTGTATTACGACCAAATCCAGCGTCTTGTGGATTTTCTTGACTTTGCATACCTTTGTTTAACATAGCATCATGATCCATTGAAGGAACACTAGTTGGTTTATTTCCACTATTATCAGTATAGTCTCTTTCTTCACCTGTTAGCTTATCACCGAGCTCAGCGCCGCCAACTCCACCTGCGACTGCTCCAAGGCCTCCACCTATTAATCCGCCAACTGGACCACCAACTGCTGTGCCTAATGCAGTACCAGCAGCTTTGCCAGCATCCCATCCAAAATTTCCGCCAATAGCAGCGCCTACTGGACCTTCATCTGTTACTTCTTCCCCGTCATCTTGTTCACCATCTGTATCTGGATTTAGCTTGTCAATAACACTGCGCATATCGTCACCGGCTGTTGGCATCGGACCAACTGCGGCTACTGGCTCAGCAGTTAATGTCATTGGATCATGTTCAATTCCTAAATGTTCAGGTTCAACTTTATGTATGCCGGCCAATGACATAATGTCTTTAAGCATAGCACTTAATTCTTGACCACTACCGGCAGTAATATTAACACTGGCAGGTGTTTGTGGTTGACTCATACCACCCATCATTCCCATTGGGCCGCATTCTGCTAGGTCTGCATTTTCTTTAACAATATTTGGGTTCTTAGCATCTAGCTCAGCTAGGCGTGTTAATACATCGATCATGTTCATAATTTATTTCCTTGGGTCTTCTGCCTGTTTTAAAACACTGGCTGTATTTGCTGGGCTTTCAGTGTTATACTTTGCCGAGCCTTCTGAAGGAATTTCTTCCCCACGAGCTTTGCGTTGTAATTTTAAAATATCATTTAACTCTTTTACAAATCCGGTATTGTACTTATCACCGTAGTAATCTTCAAATTGCGGATCACCTGCTTCCTTGTAATTAGGATCATCTAATAATGCACCTGTACGAGGGTTGGCTTCAATATGTTGATATTCTTCACTAGGTTCGCCTGGTCGACGGACTACTAGATTTTGTTTATTAACACCTAGTTCTGTGGTTAGATATTCAGTGAGTTCTTGTTGTGTAGTAGGGTAGTCCAACGACACTTCATAAATATTCACTTCGCAATTTTTAACCTGAGGAAAATCTAATGGTAGAGCTTGAATAGGAGTTGTTGCAGTCTTTTTAAATCCACTCATTGCAAATTTATTCAACAATGTTTTTAATGTTGCTTCTTGCTCAGTAGTGAATGTTCCAGCTACTTTAACTCGAAAGTCAAATTGCTTTTTAGATTCAGAGAGATAATCTTTAAAGTTTTTCATAGTATTATTTACCTAGATTCTTAAGTTTTTCCAGGATACTATTACGATCTGTTACAATATAACCCTGGCCTTCTACAGTTTCACCACCACCGCCTTCACCGTGTTTTTTATCAATTGCTAGTTTCTTGATCTGTAAATCAATCATCTTTAATTTTTTGTCAATTTTAGCACTTTTAGCTGTAATAGCAGCGTTCATCATATTTGCAGCAACTTCAAACATTCTAGCACCATATCTAGGGTCAACATTCATGCCTAGATCCATAAGATCATCATAGGCTTGTTCTGCTTTATTGGATAGGGCATCTAATTCGCTATCGCTGATGTCACCTAACCCTTTTACCCGAGGAAGAGCAGCTGAAATCTTGTCAAATTCTTCCAATCTATCTTCTAAACTGATAGTAGTTACTGTTTCCGTGGGAGGTGTTTCTGGAGCAATTAATGGCTCTTCATCACCGGAAATATTGAAAACATCTTGAAGTTTTTTGGTCATAATATTACTTATTATTTTTTACCACCATTGGTAAAAATATCCGTTTCGTTAATTACTCGAAATTTTATTCCTTGCTGTTGGCACCAAGCTGCGGCTGCTGACCACTTGGCCATATTCTTTACATACTGTGCTTGGTTATAAGGATTTTTACCAACCTTTTCTTTAAGCATTTGATTGGCTGGTTTAATTTCTACTAACTCTACGTGCTTTTTCATATTCTTATCAACATAAGATATTAAGAAATCTGGTACATAAACTGTGGGTTTTCCAGTCAGTGGATCCTTATAGGGAATTTTAACACTTTCACTGCTCCATTGCTGTACACTGGGATTATTATCACAGAAGGTCATAAATGTATATTCCCAACTGCTTCTATACATAGGCATTTTTTTACCCATATATTTTTCAGGGTTTTTTACAACGTAAATCCCTTGACTAAATTTTAAGCTCATGCCAATATATTTCTTGATACTTCTTGGTGAGCTGTAAATTGCAAAGCATAGCCAAGGAAGCTAGTTTTAAATCTATTATAATTTAATATCTCCCCTACTAGTGCAGAGATTTCAACATTATCTAATCCATTTAAAGTATCTAATATCTTCATAGGATTGTAACCATCTTGTTTTGCCTGCTTCATAATAATTACAGAGATAGATTCAGATGCTGTTTGTTCAAACCCTCTCCCAGTAAAAAATCCAGTTATCGCAGTCAATGTATTGGCGTTAAGTTCTAACGGTTGTGAGAAATATGTATCAAATGCCCTTACAGTAGAATCACTGCTGTTGGGAAGTTTGGTTTTAGGGATGTTATTGTAATTGTTCATTATTAGTTGCCAGTATAGTTAGGATCTCGAAGCATTGCATCAGTTACTGATGATCTAGTAAAGGGACTAGCGTATGTTAATCCGCTTACACTGCTATTTGTGAATAGTTTAACACCTACACCAATATTTTGATTATTCTGACTAGATATATTAGAACCAATACTTCCAGGTTGATTGCCAGTTTTTGATATATCACCTAATACACCGCCTAATATACTATATGCTTCTTTTTCTATTCCTCCGTTTTTAACTATTTCTTTAAAACTCTTAGCCGTTGCTGCACCTTGTATTAATGCACCTAAGTAGTTTCCTTCAGATAAACTATTAAACACATCTGTTGCGCCGTTAATTACACCGCCTTCTCCAAACAATGTGCCATTGCCTGCTGTTCTTAATGGGCTAGGAGTTTGATCATAATATACAGTGGCAAAATAACCAGATTCACCATTCTTTTGTATCTTGCCTTCTTTGTAAATTACTGACTCATAAGATACTGTCATTTTATTTGATAATATTTTATTGCCTTCGTTTTGATCTAAACTATCATGACTCCATTCTGTAACCAAAGGGTTAACTAGTGTTATTTGAGTAAATTTGTGTCGATGTAAGATGTAAAAATGTATCTTTTCAAAGAATGGACCTTTGTTTTGATTATTATTAAGACCGTAGGCATAATCATCAGTTCCATACTTTGTATCAGTGAAGCCTTTGGTATTTGCACTATCAGCAAAATAGTATTTGTAATAATTTTTCCAAAGATTAAGTGTAATATTACTGTTATCATCATGAAAATCTATATTCACACTAGCATATTTCATTGAAGTTTGTATAACAGTTTTTCTATTATATTGATTTACTGTTTCTGTGACAATAGAAAATTTGGGTAAATCTACTCGTTTAACTAATAGCCCCACTTCTTTTATTCCTGTTGATGCCCAATTACTATCTTCAACTGCAAAAGGATTAATTTCAAAAGAAACAAAATAAAGGAATCCAGTTTTAGGAGCTCGTGCGTAGGAATTTTCTACATATAATCGACTGGCATGTTGATAGTCTTTTACATCCGCACTACCGCCACCGAATACTGTATCTACAACACCGCCGAGGAAATTTTCAAAAGGACTCATAATAATATTTAGCCAAATAAAAAAGCCTGGTATTTAACCAGGCTTTGTTGGGTTAGGGTATATTAACCGCCTAATGCCAATGATCTTATTGTACGTCCAACATCAGCACCTAGTCCAACTCTATCGCCACCTGGACGATTTAACTGGATAGCATTATCGTAAGTGATAGTCAATACAACATCTAGTGGATCATTCTTGGTATAGTCACCAGTTTGATATACGGCTTTGCTTAGGAAACATCCTAAGAATTCAAAACTTTCTAAGCTAGTTGGTTCGTAAGCACCGTTACCACCGTCAAGGATTTCAACTCGCATTCTAAACTTATAATCAATGCCCGAAGCAGCACTGCTTTGCTCGTAGAAGTCAAATTGTTTCTGTAGTTGTTGGCCAACCTTTTGGCTAACAGCACCAGTAACATCATCACGTAATGTTAATGTTGCAGGATCAAAAGAATGACGGCCAGCTAATTTAACAGTACTATTATATACCGCAATTGGAATTTCTGTAAAACTTACGCTAGGACGACTTACATTCATAACTTGTTTAGTTAGTTCTGTACTAGGTGTTCCTGCTACTCCAAATCCGTCCAGTGTGACACGAAAGCGATATGCTAACTTTGGCATTAACAGACCTTGGGTATTTGAGCTTTGGTTGCTCGCCAAGGGTACTGTAAATCTATTTAAACTTGCAATTGGCATTTAATGCTCCTTATTCTTTAATATTTATCTATTATTTTCCGGCTTTAATTTCACCGGTATTCTTAATTCTCAAAGGAATATAGATAAACTCTACAGCCTTAACTGGTTCAATCGCAATGTCCATATACAACTCACTACGATCAATTCTTGCAGGGGTATTGTTTGTAGTATCGCATACAACAACATAGTCATAAAGCGCACGTTGACCTACTAGTTCTAACAATAGACTTTCTGCCGCTGCTTTGATTTCACGACGAGTTTGTGTATCATTAGGCTCAAACAAATATGGTTTAGCAAGTATAGCTAGTTGACGGCGTAGGAACGCAACCAATCTTACTACATTAATACGATCTAATGCACTAGCATTTTTAGCACGAGTATATTGACCCATGTTTACAATGCCAACGCCTGGTAATGTAGCAATTGGGTTGATCTTAACATCGTGCAATACGTTGCGTAGACCTTCGTATAATGCCACTGTATTAAATTCACCAGTGCTATTGATATAACCCACTGATGTAGCATTATCAATTCCGCCTCGACGTGTACCAGCTGGTGCAAACCATTGATAACTCTTAGCATCGCTATTAATGATTGTACGTAACATCATATGACTTGGTGGGACAACAATGTTGTTGCCGCTGTTATCTGTGGTATAACCACTTGGATAGAACATACCCATATATTCGTCATAGCTAACTGCACCATCATCACCGTTGTCAGTAGCTAATGCTGTATTCATTCCCCAAGCATTCAATGCAGTGGCATTTGGTGCTAAACGGAATGGTGTATCACCTACAACAAATGCTGTTTGTCCACGATCAGTATTAAACGCGATCATATTTTGAATAGCTTCTGGATAACCAGGAGTGGCAATCAAATTAAAGACCAATGTGTCTGTATCACGGATAGCTGCGTTAGTATCGATCATTGATTTCAATTTAGATACAATATAACCACGTTGAGCGTGTGTACCAAACTTGCCAGAACCGTCTTCATTGTTACTGCTAACTGTTACCCAACGATCTTTGTAATATCCAGATAACTGATCACCAGTTACTCTAATATTAATACCGTTATTAGCATTAGCATCAATGTATCCACTAACAAATTTCTTAATATTAAATCCACTACGACGTAGATTCCATAATTTGATACCTTTTGGATATAATGCAGGATCAGGTGCATCTGGATCAACATAGTCGCTGCTCAACAATGCTTTGATTGTTGCTGGAGTTGAATCAGAACCGGATGTGCTCCAACGTGCATCAGCAAACACCCAACCATTTGGTGTTGTTTGATCTGAAACATCTTGCAATACCCACTTTAATGTATTACCATTCCAAACATATACGTCTTTACCGTATCTGTTCATATCTGCTGTACTGATCCAAATATCGCCGTCTGCTAACGGATCACCATTGGACTGTGTAGTAGGTGCTAGGGCACTAACTTGAGGACCTGTGGCATTTGTGCCTGGTTTTCCGTCACCTGTTAGATAACCTACCCACTTAGTTCCATTATGAATCATAATGTCGGCAACTAGATTACCGTCATACCATAATCTTCCATCAGCAGGAGTAGTTGAAGGAGCAGTTGATTTTGCTTCATAAACTAGTGGCTTCCAATTGCTTGCCAAGAATGCATAAGCAGCGTCAGGAGAAGTATATAGGTTATTTTTTCCTACTGTGAATCCCATAGCTGCCATCAGGCCGGATGTATCTTTGATTTCAAAATTTCCACCCAACTTATGGCTAATTGTTAACATATTTGTTGCAGCATCCCAGCTAGCAACAATATTTGTAAATCCAGCGGCGCTGATTGCAGCAGGAACTACGCTACCAACAATTGTAGAAGCATTTACTGCAATGGTTACAACTGCGGATGCACTCCAACCTGTACTATTTGCCAAAGATTCTCTAATCTCAAATGTACCACCACCATATGGATTAGTATATGTAGTTGCCACTGAAATATTAGTTGAACCAGTAGATGAACGTCTCCATAATTTAAACTTTGCACTAGGAGTTGTAGTATCAGTTTCAATAAACAATGAACCTACAGGAATTTTAGATCCGCCACCTGTAAGATCAATAGATTGAGTAGCTTGATGTACACCGTTATAAATTGGTGCTTTAACTAGGCTCCAAGCCTGTGTACTAGCATTGTAATATTTTACAGCCCAATTTGCACCATTGCTAGGTGTTGTTGTTTTAACCCATACACTTCCGGTTTGTGTAAATGTAGGATATGATGTGTGTGGCCCAACTGCTACTTGTTTAGAACCATCAAAACTAGTTGTTAATAGTGCCCATTGATTATCCGCTTTTTTATAGTAAATTGCGTTAGGATATGTACCACCATTTTCTGATGTAACAACTACTGCATAATCACCTTTACTACCAAAACTAGTTAATGGTGTTCCTGACGGAGCAGCAGTTGCGCGATTTGTATTATCAATGATCAACGGAGTTTTATCTGTAAAAGTTCGAGTAGTATTGTTCCACTCGCTGATACCAAATAATGAACTTGCTGTATCAACCCAATATGTTCCACCAACTGGAGAACCAGTTGGGGATGTAGTATTAGCTATTAACTCTGCTAAATTTACATCTGCACGAGCAATATATGCTCTTGAACTTGCACCTAACAAGCTGTAAGCTGCCTGTAGACCATATTCGTTTAGTTCACCACCATGAATTGGATTACTGTTAGAATCTGTATAGAATACAGGGGTACCGAATGTGTCAACAAGATCTCGCTGACTAGTAATTACATAAACTTTACCTGCATTAGCTGCCAAAGTACCTTGAGCAGTACCGGTGCCGGATGCATTCTTCTTGTTTTGTGCTGTAGCAACAAATATTATTGGGGTGGTACCCGGTGCTGATGGAGTATAGAAACTCTCGTCAATAACGGTTACTTGTACGCCTGGGGATCCTAGTGCCATTGTATATCTCCTTAGATGGATTACTTTGTTTTATTTAGCCACTACAGTGAAAATCACAGGGTTAAATACAAGTGAAAAGGGCAGTGAAAAGGGCGGGGTATGAGAGATCTATGTAAAATTTGTGGTCAAAGACCTGTGGCAATCAACTACTATAAAGAAGGTAAGCCTTTCTATAGGTCAAAATGTGATCACTGTGCTAAAGGTAGAAAACAAGGAAAACCGCTGTGGGCCATTGCTGGGTATAAAAAGAAAACGACCTGTGATCGTTGCGGATATAATTCTAAATATTTAGAACAATTTAATGTTTATAATGTAGATGGTGATCCAAAAAACTGCCGATTTAATAACCTAAAAACTGTATGCGCTAATTGTCAGCGCATCCTTCACAAACTCAAGCTGCCTTGGCGACAAGGAGATTTAACTCCTGATTTTTAACCAATGACTCTAACTGCTCAAATAGCTCATCAATACTAGTATCATTGTGTACCACATTATCGATATTTCCACCTACCCAAGAAGTTTCACTAGAGTGTATTTTTAATCTTTCTAAATGTTGACGACTTAGTGCCCAAGTAGAATTTCCGTTAGGCCCACGATTTACACTTAATGCAGAATTATACCATTCGGGATCATTGCCCCTTTTAACACGTACTACAATTCCACCTGCATTATGTATAGCTTGGATTTCATTAGGAAATCTTACATCACTGATAACAATATTGTCACTTGTTTTACGCATTTTGTTTTCTAAACTAGCGATCCAAATATCGTCATGAAAGTGATTACGGCATACATCCGTACCCCAGTATTGCAAGATCCAGCGTGGAGTTAAATTGGGCATATTCAAACGTTCACTCCACCATGTATCTATTTCTTCACGCCATTCACGGGCTTGTTTTGTTCGACCTTCGAGCAAAGTTCTGTCCCAGCCAAATACGTGGGCAACAGCATCTTTTAATGTGCTGGCAAAACTATCTCGCCTAAACCCGTGAAAATTAACCAAATAATCTGCGGCAGTATCTTTGCCACTACCTATAAAACCTACAAAACCTATGATCATAATATTTCCAGTGATACTATAATATATTACAATTAGGTTAAATTGTCAATATTTTTATTAGCCAGTAACCCAAGTAAGCGGGGTCCCGCCATCTTTGTAGTTGATTAGGTCTAGCTCTAACATTTCCATTTCGGCCTTGCCTTCAGTTTTTAATGCAGTTCCATTTAATGTTGTGCTGCCTTGCGGACTTGCAATAGTACCAAACTTTTCGCGAGCCTCACCTAACATTATTTTACAAGCTGCTAGAGAATAATCTTTTAACCATTGGCCTGCAAAAGAGTCCTGTAATAAGTTAAAATCTGGACGATAGTTATACATCCATACTAGAATTTCTTCTGATGATCTAGGACGTTGCATAATTGTCAGTAATTTTGTAGTTTTATTAAAGGTAAAATTAATGTCTGAACCAAACATTTTACCGACCTGTTTCTGATAACTAGCAAACGCATAATATGTTGCCAAACCGCCCATATTAGTACTAGACAACAAATATGTATTAGAATAAGCTAGGTTAAATGGTTCGAACAAACTGCCACCATCTCCACCACCGGTTCTGCTTCCAATACTACGACGAAATAATTGTCTCACGGCCATTACTTCTTTAGGAAGTATATAATCATTTTGATCTACCTGTATAGTTATAAAACCATAGCTTTCTTCTACAGCATTAGAACTTCTTTGACGAAATTTTGCCAAAGCACGGTCAATTCCTGTGTTGTAGTGGATAGGATCTAGCTCTATGTCCACCATACCCGCTCCTAGCATAGCTTGAACATAGTCGATAACTTTTTGGCGTTCGTTTTCAGTTTCAGTCATACTAATATTTAGCTATAAATAAACATAGACAGGAGAATTAAAATTCCACGCTTATCACTTTACCGCCCAGAGAAGGGTAATGATTTTAAATTTTTAGATCGTGTAATTAACGAGCAATTTCAGGTGGGCGGAACTGATGTATTTGTACACAGATACCTAGGTCCTGTAGATCCTGCTGAAGGTGAAAGTAGTCCAGGTCTTCCTATGAATACAAATCTTATTCCAGAATTAGGAATACAAGATTTGATTTTTATGGAAAATCGTGATCGTCATTATGATCCCGACGTATATATTATGCGTGGCATTTACACCATGCAAGATATAGATTTTAATCTTAGTCAATTTGGGTTGTTCCTGCAAAATGATAATATTTTCATAACATTCCACTTAAAGAATACTATAGATACTTTATCTAGAAAAATTATGCCCGGCGATGTTATAGAATTACCGCATATGAAAGATGAATATGCTTTAGATGATAGTCTAGTGGCATTGAAAAGATTTTATGTAATACAAGATGTTACTAGACCAGCAAGCGGATACAGTCAAACTTGGTATCCTCATTTATTACGTGCTAAATGTGTTCCGCTAGTTGACAGCCAAGAATTTAAAGAAATACTTGATAGTGATGCTGGAGCAGGTGATGGCAGTAGTTTAAGAGATTTACTAAGTACCTATCAAAAGAGCATAGATATTAATAATCAAATTATTGCACAAGCAGATGCTGATGTACCTGCTAGTGGATTTGATACTACTAATTTATTTGTTTTACCTACATCTACTAGTACAGGATTAGTTAATTTAGTTGATGCCAGTTCTACTAATTTAGATGCAAGTATACAACAAGCTATGTTAGATGCTAGTGTAATTTTACAATCCCCGGGACAGGATTTATATGTGGGGTATTTAACTGGTAATGGAACACCCCCAAATGGTGCTCCATATGGACAAGGAATTTCTTTTCCTAATGCTCCAATTATTGGTCAATTTTATTTGAGAACAGATTATCTACCTAACAGATTATTTAGATTTGATGGCGGTCATTGGATTAAATTTGAGGACAATGTACGTATGACATTAAATAACTTTGGTTCCGAAGATATATCTAAACCAGTTAATACTGGCAAACAACTACAACAAACATTAAAATCTAGTTTCATTAATAATGCAACTACTGCAACAATTGGTGGAAAAGTTGTTAAAGAACGTCAGGCATTAAGTA